TATTTGAAGCATTTAATATTGTTCTATTTAGTGCCTCAAGATTAAACATTCCTGGTGGTGACTGTTGTGCCATTTGTAATGCCATATTGGCTAACATCATTCTATGTGCATTACTAGGTATATTTGGGTCACTTACAGGAATAACATCTACTGCACCATCAAAATCTTTTCTAAATATTTCTCTGCTTGCATTGGGAACATCATAAGGATATTCTGCAGGTAGATAATCATAATCTATTTCTGCAATAATTTTAAATTCATCTCTTTGTGATTTATGTAATCGTTTGTGAATGCGAGAATAGGAGGCAGCATCAGAAACTATTTGTTCTGTGCTGTCTGCAAACTTCTGACCTGCAGCAGTTACAAATCCAAGCATGTTGTATAGCACTGAGGAAGGCTCTTTATATGGGAGAGGAACAATCGCCTTTTGTAAATCTATACCTGTTGCTTCGACCTCCTTGAACTCACCAGGAGCAATAGGTTCGTTGTCGCCCACCATTCTTACTCCTTTTGCCTTAAATCCTCCTGGTAAATTAGCAAACTGCCCAGCATCTACAAGACTCCTCATTGCTGCAGTCGCTGTTAAGGTTAAATTACCTAAGAAGTGTATAAGGCCTAACCCATAAAAACTAAATCCTGGTACAAATTTATAGTGGACAAAATGCATCCTTTTTTCTTTATTTGTATCACCAGCTCTATAGTTTCTACGAATACTTAATATTTGGCGAGACTCCTGTTCTACAGTTACAATGTAAGGAGCAAACTCACCTTCTTCACATTCAGGGTCAGAAATGTCAAGATGTAAATGTTGTTCTAATAATACATATTGTGGGTCACTATCAGCAGTTGGTGAGATACCCATAATAGTATTTAATTTTTCTGAAAGAGTTGTTTGTGTTGGATTAGATGCATCTGGTAATTCTACATCTGAATAGATTCCTGATTCAATATCTCTTTGCATATCTACTGGATTACGATAAATAATATGTGTATATCTATCTGCTTTTCTTAAATTACTTGCATAGTATGATACATAAAATTGGTCAATAGGTACAAACTCTGAAACAGGTCTTTCTAATCCAGCATCATAATAAACTTTTTTAATAGCAGAACCTATTAATGGTAGATGAAATAACATTCTTTCAAACTCATCAAAGTATTCTGGCATTTGCTCAGTCAACTGATAGTTCATAAAGTTTTGAACTCTATTTGCTTGTTCTTGTTTATCTACAGATTGATTGCCTAATATCTGTGCCTTTACTGGCCCACCTACAGGAAATAATTCTTGTGATGCTTTTGATTGAAACTTAACTGCAGATTCAATTAATAAAGGATGCACTGCAGTACAGGCACCTTCAAAAGGTTCTGTTGTATCTTCTAGTTTTAATCCTAGTAAATCAAAACCTCTTTCAAACATAGAATCCCATTCTCCTCTAGAATCTCTATCAGCTTGAAAGTTATCTATTACTGTGCTAGAAATATCTTTTAATACTTCATCATCTAATGTTTCAGCAAGATTAGAATAATATTCTTTTGCTGTTACTTCTTCCTCTATATTCTCTTCACCAAAGTTTACTACAACCCCACCATCTGTATCTACTTCAAAAGATACATTTTCATCTGTAGGTGCTGTAGCATTTATAGATACTACATTTGTTGTTTCTTCTTTTTTATCGAATGGATTTTTTTCTACTGCCATTTATAGTCCCTCTATGTAATTGTGTACATAACCACCTTTTTCAAATTTAAAATCAGTGGCCTTTCCCATGATTGGTTTCTTTGCTAAAACTAATGGTCCTACCTGTATTACTTCTTCTGCATTTAATACTGGTGTACCTGTAGCTCTATCATAAAAATAACTTGCTCTGTATGGATTATATCCTACCTGTATATAATCAGATTCTCCTCTTTTAATTTGTTCTAATATTTCTGATGCTCTATTATATGCTTCTTGAACTGGAGTATTTTTAAAAGTTCCTTCCATACCTGCAAAAGGACTTTTATTTGTTCCTTGTGCAACTTTTAATGCTTTTTTAATTGTTCCTTGCATATCAGGTGTATGAAAATCTACATTTTTTAAAACAGCAGTTTGACCATATCCAATTACTTTTCCTGGCTCTCCTTTAACTGCTCCTAAATTATGCATGGTAGGAACCCAAGTATCATAATAGTTATATGAAGGAATATCTAATCTATTAGAAATTCTTTTACCATCTAAACTTTCTAGGCTAATATCTTTTCCAATAATTTTATTAGTAGCTCTAGCTCCAATTACTGCTTCTATTCTTTTTAATGAAGGTATAATAGGCATCTCTTCAAACATACTAATAGGATTTCTTTTTTTTACCTCTTCATCCCATTTTGTTTTTGTTATTTTACCTTCTTCTAAATCTTTAGCTAAGTTTTTTAATATATCAGGTTGAGCACGTCTTTGTGAGTCTTCTAATTTGTATGCTTTTTTTATTTCTTCTAATGTTAAATTTGTTTCATCTACTTTTGACATACCTGCTTTTACACCTCTTTTTACACCTGCTTTAATTCCTCTTGCAATCGCACCACCAATAGGTACAGCACCTAAAACAGACAAACCAGTAAGTCCAGCCTTTAATGCAGCTTCACCATATTTACCTTCTTGAAATGCTTCTTTAGTTTCTTCACCAAATTTTTTAGCTTCATATGCTGATATAGCTTCACCAGTTCCAGGTGCAACTTCAGCAACAAGTCTTTGTGCTGGTGGTAACTCTTCATATTCTTTATATGCTTTTGCTATAATATTATCTAATGCTATACCAGCTTCTTCTTCTGTAATTTCTTTTTCTACTATAGGTTCTGGATTTGGTTTAGTTTCCAACACAGGTATTTGTGGTTTATCTGTTGATAATGATTTATATAATTCTTCTTGATTCATTTTAAAATTTAAATTTATATGTTAATCCTGCACTGCCTTCTTTTCTATCTGGTTTAAAACTTCCTTGACCTGAAATAGAATGCCTACCTGTTGTATATTCTAATTTACCTTTTACTCCAGCACCTTTTAATTTATCAGAACCTTTTACAAGATTCTTAGTTTTTCCATAACCTTGTATTTGTGCATTTAGTTTATCACCAAGTTTCATATCAATCTTTGCTTTTGCTTTACTTAGATTAATATTAGCCTTTGGTTTAAGAATTAGTTTTGATTCTTGTTTTTTATTGTTATTATTATTTCCCATAATTACCTCTTATATATATTATACCACTAAACTCTCCAATATGCAACCCTTTTTTTTAAATTATTTTCTTCAGCTAAATATGGGTCATCAGGATGTGTTAATCTCCAGGACTCTTTCATGTAATGAATTGCCATTGTCATAGCATCTACCTGGTCATCATGAGCAGCATTAGGAAACTGTAAAATCTCTGTGTATAAGTCATCAGACCATTTTTTATTCTTAGGTAACCAGACTCTGCCTGCCTCTATCATTGGTGATGCTGCATACACTCTGGATACTTTATCTTTATCTGGTATATAATCTTGTACTGGCAATCCAGCTCTACGCATATCTTGCAATAAAGATTGTCCAGATGCTTTTTTTTCTATGATACATACATCTGGTAAAAACTCATCATACAACATTTGTGCAATTCTACGTAACTCTGGATATTCAAATCGGCCTCGCATGTTTCCTAATAAAATTAAATTAGGTACAAACTCTTCATATCCATTCTCACCTTCTGAGTATCTATTGAAAATACCCCAGGTTTGTATTACACTGTAGTCTGCAGTTGTCTTGGTAGAAAAGGCAGTATCGTATGTTTGAATTACAAAATCACATGCAGGTGGTTCATCATAATCCCACCACTGTAACCATTTCTTTTTTATAAGACCACCTTCATCTGGTGTTGGGTCCTGCATATACAAAGCATTCCAGTATCGTGAACCATTTGAGGCACGTATTTCTTGTTCGTCAATCTTTAATGATTCATCTGTCTTCCATTCTGGAAAATAACTACTACCTACAGGTAATTTTAATAACTCGGCACTAGGTTCATCTAGCCATGCAGGTATTCGTATTACTTCCCAAGGTAAAATTGTAGAGAACTCAGACTCTTGTTTTAGTAACCAACCACATAAATCATCATAATGATATATGGTGTTAATAATTAAGATACTTCCATTAGGCATAATACGAGTTCTTAGACCTGCAGGGTACCATTCTTTTACATATCGCCTTCCTGCTTCCGAGTATGAATCTTCTTCTGACATCACATCATCAAGAATTGCTATATGTGCTCCTCTTCCTGCGATTTGACTTTTGACACCTGCTGCATAGTAGCTGCCTCCTCTGTTTGTTTTCCATTTTCCGGCTGCTCTAACGTCTGTCCTAAGAGAAACACCTGTAAATACATCTTGAAAAGTTTTAGTTGATACAATATCCCTGACAGACCTACCGAAATCGCTAGAGAGCTGGTCACTATGAGAGACTGTAAGTATTTCATGTTCAGGATTCCTTCCAATATACCAAGCTGGGAACAATTTAGAGCAGATTACAGACTTAGAACTACGTGGAGGCAAGAATACCATTAGCCTTTTGATAGTTCCTGCTTCTAATTGTTTTAATTTTTCACTGATTACTTCAATATGTTTGCCCATTTTCCAGTCTGAAACAATTGTTGGGGCAAATCTACGTACAAATGTAAGGAAATCTTGCCTAGAATGATGCCTTATATTCTTTTCCCAGTGTTTTTTATAGTTAATTACCTCTTCCATAATATTATTATACCACATTTCTGTAAAAAAGGCAAGTAAAAATGTATTTATATAGTTATTTATATAATATATATAATATATATAATATATATACTTTATAATTTCAAGTATAATAATAAAAATAATAATAATAAATAATAATTATAATAATAATATTAATATATTTATAATATTATATATACTATATAGATTCGGCCTTGTCTATGAAGCCGAGTATTTTTGTAAATATGTTCCAGGGTCATATATATATAGCAAGAGGTATGTAGTTTGTGTGTGTACTATGCAGTTTTTGCTATATTTGCTCTTTTTCTGGCCAAAAACTATAGTTACTGCTGGCCATCTATAAAAATTTATATGTCTATACAAGCTATAGAGATTGGTCTCTTTGTGTTATATAATATAAAAAAGCCTTATTTCTGAGCAGTTCATATAGATTTATATGGACTTATAGAGCAAGGCCATTCGTCAATAATATGACTTAATAAATATATATGACTATGCAAATGTCAACTTTTTGACTTTAGCAGCCGAATTAATTTTACATTTATTTTTATTATTTACTTGTATTAATATAAAAAGTATGAGAGAATAAAATAAAATAATGAAAGGTTTTAACTATGAATACTACAATTAAAAAAGATAAGTACGAACTACAAGAAGAGCTATTGAAGAAATTAAAACAAAGATTAGAAGATTGTTGGTCAGGTGCCAGTCAAGTCTTAGAGGAATTAGATGAGTTCTACTATGAGATTACAAATGATAAAAATTTAAATGAGAGAACTAGAGAAAGTCTTGAGCAATTTTTTGATTATCCTCTGGCCGATATTAAAGACAAAGCTATGGATATACAAGATGAGACTCAAAATGCTATTGATAGTTTTGTAGAAGAATTCAATATAAAAGAGAATTAAAATTGAATAGTAATTATAATATTTATAAAAGAGTCATAAAGTTTAATGGCTCTTGTATAAGTATTATTAGAATACTTACTGGCAAGGCTAGGCCAGTTTTAACTAGTCATTTAATAAAGGACTATGTATTATGAAAAATACAGATAATAAAACCAATAGATATGGCAACCCTATCACTAACAAAAACTATAGGGTGCAGTATCAAAACGTAAATAGAAACACTGTAAACGGAAGATTTGAGACTAAAAGTTGGTTCAAACTTTTAAAGAAAAAAGTAAGACAAGGTCTTAAGAATGTTGCAGTTCTTGATACTAGGTTATTTGATTAGTTTTAATTCGGTGCTGTTGGCCTTAATTGGCCGGCAGTGCCATTTTTAAAGGTGATATAATGAAAAAAGAAATACAAAACTTAAAAAAATTAAATAGTGAACTTTCTCAAGTGTGTAGAAATAAGACTATTAAAATAATAGAGCTTGAAAAAAAGATTAAATATTTAGAAGAATTAGATAGAAAAAACTTTTTAAATATATTAAAATTAGAAAATAAAATTCAAAATTATGAGGCTAATTTTATTGAGTGCTACAAAGTAGATGCTTTACAAAATGACTATATAAATGCTTTACAAATTATTGAAAATTTAAAAAAAAAGAGGGGATAAAATGAAAAAAGAAGATTTACTATGTATATCTAAAGGAATTGGCAAAATGGATAATATTAGGTCTATTTCTACCAATACTTTAACAAATGATTTCTGTAAAAAGATGCATAAAAGCGTTTCAAGGATTTATGATATAATATGCAATCATTGCTATTCTTATGATAGCTTAGAAATGGCAAGGTTCCCGAATCAGGTGAAAGCACTACAGAGAAACAGTGATATATTAAGCACCAGAGAACTAACTGAGCAAGAGATATATCAAAATTATATGTTTAATGATGTTATATTTAGGTTGCAATCGCATGGTGACCTTATAAATGAATTACATTTAAAGAACTTAATGGCCATAGTGAAAGCAAATAAATGGACTACATTTGCATTATGGACTAAAAGACGCAATATTATTGAGGATTATTTTGATAAAAATAAAAAGCCTGACAATTTAATCCTTGTGTATAGCAATCCTTTAATCAATAAAGTTCAAGATGCAAGTATTAAAAGGCCTATATATTTTGATAAAATATTTAATAATGTTTCTAAGGACTATTTAAAAGAAAAACAGAACTGCACTGGCCAGAAATGTTTTGATTGTAGAAGATGCTATATTAAAAGCAATGATAATACCATAATAGAAGCAGTTAAAACAAATGGTAGGCCAAAGAATTTACCAAAGATAGTAGTTGAAAAGAGTAATAGAATATAATAAAAACTTATAAGAAGTATAGATATAATAAGTATAAAAATAATGTAATATAATAGTATGAATAATAAAAAACAAATAAATAAAAAGAAAGCGAGGATAATATGAAAATAAAACATATTAAAAAATTTGTTGAAGTTGCTCATAATAAAAAAGTTCCTAAAGATATTCAGGAATTTTTCAAAGAAGTAAGAAAAAACCAAGCAGTTGAAGAAATGGATTTTGTACACTTCATAAGAGCAATGAGAAAAGAGGCTAGAGAATAGCCTTTATATTAAGAAAAACTTATAATATATATATAGATAGATTATTATAATAGTAGGAGTAAGATAAAATAAAAAAAAATAAAAAAAAATAAAATAGGAGTATTATAAAATGAAGATAAAAGAAAAAGAATATAAAGAAACATACATACAATTAAGAACTTTTATATCTCAAGCTAAAAGAGTTTATGCTTATGTAAAGTTAACCACTGAAGAGATAGAAGGAGTATATGTAAAGCTAAATAAAAAAGATTTAATTATTAATTTAGATGAGTTATATTTAAAAGATAAAGATAATTGGCAAAACATAATAGACACATCTTCTTTTCATTTTCATACTAAAGATAACAAAGTTTGGTACTTTGGTAGAAAATGGTTAGGAATACCGGAAGATGTTTTTATAAATTAGGAGTAAGAAAAGTGAACAATTACAAATACATAGGAGAAATATTTAAAGTAAAAGATAGCTACTTAAATGGATTTTTAAATTTAACAAATGCTATTGACAGACTTTTAGAGTTCGGCTATTCTTATGAAGAAGCTAAAGAATATTTAAATAAGGAGATTATAATATGACTAGATTAATTACAAAAAGTGTTAATGAAATACAATGTATTTATGAAAAAGTAATAGGAGAGATTAAAGATAAAAAAGAAAAAGAAATAATACATTGTTTATTTCAAGATTTATCAGACAAATTACTTGACAATGTAGAGGAGAATAAAAATGGGTAAAGTAAAACAAGAAATTATGGAACAAGATATAAAGACTTGGAACATTATAGAAGAACAAATGAAGGATCC